CGACAGCGTGGGCGCCCACAACTTAGCCTCTGCCGGCCAGACGCTGACGGCGACCCGCTTGGGTGCGACGACCAAGAACCGCTGCACCTCGCCCGCAGCCAGCATGTCGCGCATGGCGGTGAGCGTGATACAAGTTTTCCCCGCGCCCACTGGCGCCAAGATCATCGCCCGGTCACGCTCGTACAGGAAGTCGGCGGCCTGCTCCTGATAGGGTCTAAGATTCAAGATACGCCTCTATAAAGATTTGCGCGACTTGCGGGACGATGGCGTTGCCGTAGGCGCGCAGTCGTCCCACTCTGGCGGTAGCCCCATGAGCCAGCGGGAATGTGCCGGGTTCAACTGGCCGGGCTTTTCCGTCGCGGCAGGGGAGCCAATCGCAGTCAGACCAGCTACTCGGGGTAACTGATCCAAGCGGCTGCGCGTTGACCCGTCCGGGTTCGTTCCTGTCGTTGCCATCCCCGATGTGTCCTTCCAATCCCTTGCGCTGGCCGTTGGCCAGCCCACTAGACCGCCCATCAACAGTTCGCCCTTGCGCTTGCCACCCCTGCTTGTTTGCCCACCCTCCATCGTGTTGGGCGTCGGCCAGCTTGCTAGGCTTGCGTCCTTCGGCAAATCTTTCCCCTCGCAATTCTCCATGTAATTCCCCCCGCATTTCGGATCGGTTGCGCGTGGCGACGCCCAACTGGTCGGCCACAAACCAAAGTCTTTGTCGGATGTGCGGCGCGCCAACGCCCGCAGCCGGTAGACCAACCGCCCCGCAGGCGTAGCCTTCTCCCTCCAAGTCAGCTTGAACAAGATCGAGCCATCCGTGGTTAATCGCTGCTTCAACCTGCTCACCAAAGATAACGTCAGGTTTGCACTTGCGGATGAGGTTGAACCAGACAGGCCAGAGATGGCGTTCGTCTGTAACGCCCCCCCCCGCACCGGCTGCGCTGAAGGGCTGGCAGGGGCAACTGCCTGTCCAAACAGGTCTATCCTCGGGCCATCCGGCGAGGTGCAAGGCGCGACTCCAACCGCCAAGTCCGGCAAAGAAGTGGCATTGAACAAACCCTGACAAATCACTTGCTTTGACATCCTTGATGCTCCTAGAATCTACTTCACCTTGGTGGATATGCCCCGCTTCAATCAGATTACGCAGCCATTGCGCGGCATACGGGTCAAACTCGTTGTAGTAATTCATTCCACTCTTTCGCTATGCGTATTGCGTTGGCTTCGTCAGTCACCACGGCACCAGGTTTGCTTAAAAAGGTAAGGACGTTGATGTTGTTGCGGTTCATCACGCCCCACCAGCCCATCGCACCACCTAGATCCTCGGCGCGGTAAGGCGGGTGGGCGAAATATTTTGCTGGTCTAGCATCCATTGATCTACTTCCTCGGTTGATCTAAGCACAATGTAGTTCGCCCCCATGCGGCGCATGTCAGCGGCAAACACCTTTTGCAAGGGCAATAACCTACCCGTTGCCGTTTTCAGTTCTACAAACCACACCACACCACTAGGCAGCAGTACGATCCGGTCAGCAACGCCAACCCTACCGGGCGATACGAACTTGTATGCAACGCCACCATGCTCGATGGTGCGGCGCACAAGGTAGCGTTCAATGTCACTCTCCAGTAGCGGCATGGGTAAACTCATCTGCATCGATCCGGCCGCCGGGTGCAAGTTCTACCGAGATCTTGCTTTCGTAGCTTTCAATGATGACCCTATCAGGCACGCCGCCATTGGCCGCGCAGTAGTCCCGCAATGCCTGCTGTAGTTCCCTAGTAGATATGGTTGCTGTTTGGATTCGCATGTGGTTTCCTTTATTGATGAAAGAAACTTTAGCACAGAAAATAAATGTGTGCTAGAATTATTTCTCCAGTCAAATAAAGGACACTAATGAAACACTCTACAGTCGTCGGCGGCTCAACCGCCAAACGTGTGATGAACTGCCCAGGCAGCGTGGCCTTGGTGAAGTTGGCCCCGCCATCACCCTCCAGCATCTACGCCGACAAAGGCACCCTGCTCCACACCGTCATCAGCGACGTGTTGGCCGAGGACAAGGCACCGGAGGACATGATCGGCCTGAAGTACGAAGATCAGACGCTCGATCAGGACATGATCGACGAGAAGATCAACCCGGCGCTTGACCTGCTCGACCAAATCGACCCGCATCAAGAGATGAAGCTCGCAGTCGAGACACGCGTCGGCTTTGGTAGCTACCTGCCCGGTGCCTTTGGATCGTGTGACTTGCTTGGCCGCATCGGTGACACGGCATACGTCATCGATTGGAAGTTTGGTGATGGCGTGGTCGTCACGGCAGAAGAAAACGAACAGCTAATGTATTACGCTGCCGCTGCCATGCGTACCCCCGAGGTTGCGTGGGTGTTTGAGGGTGTGACGAACATCGAGTGCGTCATCATCCAGCCGCCAGTTATACGGCGGTGGAGGACAACACCCAAGCGCATCAAACAGTTTGAGCGTGATCTCAAGCGTGCCGTTAAGGTTGCAAGCCAGCCCGACGCCAAGCTGTACGCCGGTGACCACTGCCGGTTCTGCCCGGCTAAGCCGACCTGCCCCCTGATTACTGGCGCCGTTGACCGGGCGCTGAAGATCCAGCTCGACCAGCAAGACAACACGATGCTGAGTACCTACGCCACCCAAGCAGTGATCTTGCAGGGTTGGATCAACGACCTCAACGCGCTGGTTGAGAAGAAGTTAAAGGCCGGTGATAAGATCGTGGGCTGGAAGCTGGTCGCCAAGCGCAGCACACGCAAGTGGGCCGACGAACAAAAGGCCATTGAAGCCTTGACAGCGTTGGGCGTTGACCCCTACAAGAAAGACTTACTCTCGCCAGCGCAGGCTGAGAAGAAGGTAAAGAATCTGCCCGCCGATCTAGTTGTATCGGTATCGTCGGGCGATACGTTGGCACCGGACTCTGATCCGAGGCCAGCGGTTTTGCAAATCGGGTCGCAACTTCTTGCGGCTCTTAATAAACTTGTCTAGGAGTAAAGTAATGTCAAATATAGTCGCTTTTGCAGGTGCAAATCTCCCCACCGTGCAGTCACTCTCCACGGCCCTTCGCAAGATGGAATCAACTAGCGGCCCTTCGGGCGTTGTGATCCTGAAAATGGATCGCACCGGCCATTGGGTGTTTGGTGCAGACCAGACCGAGATCGAGGACGGTAGCCAGTGGGCCGTTAATCCCTTCTCATTCGTCCATGGCTTCATCGCATGGGGCGATGGTGAGGTGTTGGGTGAGAAGATGTCGTCAGTCAGCGACCCGCTGCCGGAGTTGGAAGCAGCGCCGCCCGGCGCCAAGAAGGGTTGGGAGACGCAGGTCGGCATGTCGCTGAAGTGCATCACCGGCGAAGATGCCGGTATGGAAGCGCGCTTTACCACTACGTCTGTCGGTGGCAAGCGTGCAGTGCAGGAGTTGGCCGTAGCGATTGCAACCCAGGTGGATAAAGACCAAGCCACTCCGGTGCCTGTCGTCACGCTCGGCAACGAGCATTACCAGCACAAGAGCTACGGCCGCATCTACACACCAGCATTCGGTGTGCGGGAGTGGGTCAGCCTGACACCTGAAGCTGCCGCACCAGCAGCAGCGCCGGCAGCAGTAGTGGAGGCTCCGGCCCCCGCGCCGGCTGGCCGTCGTCGTCGGGTAACGGTGTAATACGGGTGGGGGCTTCGGCCCCCGCTTTTAATAAATTAAAGGACAATCAAAATGAATGAAGACGAATACGACGACATATATAGAGGTTTAGCACTTCTAGCCAATGCCATTACGCCAACAGGCGCAAGTCCGAGCCACGATGAAGCAGGTAATTACGTTGCTTCTTTGACCGAGGCCATTATGGGTATAACTTCAGGTTTGCATAAAATTGCAGAGGCTATAGAACACTTAGCTGACACCAACGAAAAATGATCTGGCTTGACTTCGAAACCCGTAGCCGCTGCGACCTACCCAGTCGTGGCGTCTACAACTACGCGCAGGACGCCAGCACCGAGGTGCTTTGCATGTCCTACGCTTTCGACGATGGTGAGGTGGCGACCTGGTTGCCGGGTCAGCCTTTCCCCGACATTGCCGGCCATCAAATCAGGGCGCACAACGCTGCGTTTGAGCGGCTGATCTTTTGGTACGTCCTCTGTCCGGACGTAGGAACCCCCGAACCGAAGCTGGAACAGTTCTATTGTACGGCAGCCGAAGCGCGCGCGAATTGCTTGCCTGGCAGCTTGGAAGATGTAGGGCGCGCGGTCAGTAGCAAGATGAAGAAAGACCACCGTGGCTCGGCCCTGATTCGCCTCTTGTGCATCCCCCGGAAAGACGGCACCTTCAACAACGACCCCGCCCTGATGGCCGAGATGGTGGCCTATTGTGAGCAGGATGTCCGTGCCATGCGCGAGATCAGCAAGTCCCTGCGCCCCCTGTCTGACGACGAGCTGGCCGACTACCACGCCAACGAGCGCGTGAACGACCGTGGCGTGCTGGTGGATCTCGACCTCTGCCATGCTGCGGTGCAGTATGCGGAAGTCGAACTGCTGGAGATACAGGCCATCGTCAGCGAGGTGTCCAAGGGCGCGATCACCAGCGTCCGGTCACCTAAGATGCGCCAGTGGGTGCAGGATCGTGTCGGCCCCGAGGCCGTGAAACTGATGTGGACGGGCGAGAAGTTCTCTATCGACAAGACGGTGCGCGCTAACCTCTTGACCCTTGGGCCTGACCAAGTGCCGCCCGACGTGGCCGAGGTCATCCAGTGCGCTGATGACCTGTGGGCGTCCTCCGTTGCCAAGTTCAAGCGCCTCGCCGACCTAGCAGACACGGACGACCACCGCGTGCGCGGCGCGTTCGTCTTTGCCGGTGGCTCGGCCACTGGCCGGTTTGCCAGCTATGGCGCCCAAGTCCATAATTTCACCCGCAAGACCGCACGCGACCCCGCCGCCGTGCGGCAGGCGATGGTGCGCGGCCACAAGATCGTGCCCGCCTTCGGCCCCCGCGTCACCGACGTTCTAAAGGGTATGCTGCGCCCCGCCCTCGTCCCGGCCCCCGGCAACGTGCTGGTGGTGGCCGACTGGTCAGCCATCGAGGGCCGCGTCAACCCGTGGCTGTCGAACTGCCCCGCAGGTGAGGCCAAGCTAGATGTGTTCCGGTCTGGCCTTGACCCCTACAAGGTCAACGCCATGGCGACCTTCGGCGTGGCCTACGAGGCCGTGACAGGTGAGCAGCGCCAAGTTGGAAAGGTGCAGGAGTTGGCGCTAGGATTCTTGGGCGGTGAGGGATCGTTCGACACCTTCGGGCGGGTGTACGGCGTACAGGTGGACAACATCCCCCGCGCCATCAGGCTTTGGCGCACCACGAACCCATGGGCCATGAAGCACGGGCAGGATCTGGAATCAGCCTACACCCGCGCCATGCGTAACAAGGGGCGCGAGTTCGCAGCCGGTCGTGTGGTCTACCTCTTTGACGGCCAGCACCTGTGGTACGCACTGCCCTCGGGCCGAGTATTATGCTATCCCTTCGCCAAACTGGAGGCCGAAGGAGTATCCTACCTAAAGGCCGCATGGAAGCCCGCAGCCGACGCAACCGAGTGGCCCCGCGCGCGTCTGTGGCGTGGTCTGGCTGTCGAGAACATCACCCAAGCAACAGCAAACGATCTACTGCGCGTCGCACTGCGCCGCATCCCCGACGTTGTTCTGCACTGCCATGATGAGGTAGTGGTGGAGTGTCCCGAGGCCGACGGTGAGCGTGTCGCAGCAGAGGTCGAGCGTGTGATGTGTGAGCCGCCCGAATGGGCCGCTGGTCTGCCGCTTGGTGCGGAAGTCAAGATTATGCAGG